TTACGGGTGCGAGCGGCCCCCGGAACCAGGAGATCACACCCATGCAGCGTCTGCCGTACCACGACGACCGGAACCACCTCCGCAAGGGCCTGCTCGACGCGAGCCGCGACTACTTCCCCGCGACCGGAGTAGCAGGCGCCAACGCCGACCCCGCACTTCGCATGGCCTGCGTTCTCGGCTCCGGCTACGCCTACAACCTCGCCGCCGCCATCGAGTGGGTCGCCCGCAACGTCGGCAGCGACCAGGCCGACGAGCTCGCCGCCTGGCTCTCCAACTCGCTGACGAACGGCGACGAAGACGGACTCAACGAGGACATCGAGCCGACGGAGGTTGTCCGGTGAGCTACATCCAGCCCGCGTTCGACGGCACGGAGATAACCGCTTCGGCGCCCGCGAAGTCCCGCCGTCGCATCGACGACTACGAGGCGTGGGTGGACGAGGTGTGGCCCGCGTTCGTGGCCGCCGCCGACACCGGCAAGCCGTTCACGATCGACGAGATCAGCCGCAAGTACCAGCTGCCCGACCCGCCGCACCCCAAGTCCCAGTGGGGCAGCCTGCCGGGCCGACTGCAGAACGAGGGCATCATCCGCCACCACGGCGGCGGCACCAGCGCCCGCGCCGGCCACTCCATGGTCCACGTGTGGATCGGTGTCCCCGCTGCCCACCGGGAAGCCGTCGCACGCCGCCGCCGCGAGGAACGCGCCGCCCAGCGTGCTGCCCGCGCAGCCGAAAAGCGGGCCGCCTGATGGACGACCTCGCCCTGTACCTCGCCGCGGGACGCGCCGCCCACCCGATCGCCGACTGGGCCCTCAACCAGGTGCTCACCTACGGGCCCGGGGTCGCCCTCTGCGGCGCCCTCTACGCCCTGTACTGCACCACCGACGCGATCGCCCGCCGGTACCGCATCCGCCGCACCATCCGCCGCCTCGAACACCTCGCCAACCACCCCGGCGCCCACACCACCAACACCCGAAAGGAGACCCCGTGACCACCGCCGTCCGCGAAGCCCCCCACCACCGCAACCTCACCTGCTACACCGACTACCGCTGCCGGCGCCCCGAATGCGTCGAACGCAGGCGGCAGTGGCAGCGAGATCTCCGACGCCGGAAGCGCGAAGGCCAGCCCGCCCTCGTCGACGCCCAGCCGGTACGCGAGCACATCCTGCGACTCCACTCCGCCGGCATCAGCACCTACCGCATCTCCCTCGCGGCAGGCGTCGACGACTGGACCGTCCGATCCTTCCTCCCCTCCACCACCGGCCACCGCGCTAAGAAGCACCGCACCACACCCGAGATCGCCCGCAAGATCCTCAACGTCACCATCGAGACGGCCACCTCCGGGCATGTCGACGGAACCGGAACCCGGCGCCGCATCCAAGCGCTCGCCGCCATGGGCTGGCCCATTCGCCGCGTAGCCGAATACCTGGGCCTCAACCCGACCTACGCCGGCGACCTCATCCGGCGCACCGAGCAGGACGGGCCTGTCCTCGCCGCCACAGCAGAGAAAGTCGCCCGCGCCTACGACACGCTCAAGACGAAGAAGCCCACCCGGAACGGCATCGAACCTCGAGTCGCCAAACGCATCCGCGGCCTAGCCAAGGAGAAGCGCTGGCCCACTCCCGGCTACTGGGACCAGCACCCGGGAGCCATCGACGATCCGCACTTCGAGCCCATGTACGGGCTCACCCGCCGGGAGATCGTCGCCCAGGACGCCAACTGGGTCATGACCACCATCGGCCTCGACCGCGCCTCCGCCGCCGAACGCCTCGGCGTCGCCAAGTCGTACATCGACCACGCCTTCCGCGACCACCCCGAATACGCCGTGGAGGCCGCCGCGTGACCGGCGACTGGCTGCACCAAGCCGCCTGCAGCAACGAAGACCTCCCCGACATCTTCTTCCCCGCCTCCGACACCGGCCCCAGCTCGGAATACGTCATCGCCGCAGCCAAAGCCATCTGCCGGCGCTGCCCCGTCACCGACCACTGCCTGACCTGGGCCCTCGAACACGGCATCACCGACGGCGTATGGGGCGGCCTCACCGAAACCGAACGCCGACACCTGCACCAACGCAACCGCACCGCCGCATAACCAGCAGCCAGCACCACCACTGACCGAACACACCCAAAGCCGATGCACCGGCCCGTTCCGTACTCGCCGCGCCCAGCCAGGAGGCCAGCCCTGTGAACATCGAACGTTTCACCAACGCCGAGTTCGACATCGAAGTCCTACCCCGGGACAACTCCTTCATCGTCCTCGCGCCAGGGCTGGCCAAAGGGCTCGGCTACCGAGACGCACAGACCATGCTGCGCTCCACGCCAGACGGCGAGAAAGGGTACGCACTGGTGCGTACCCCTGGCGGTGACCAGCGGGTTTGGCACGTCACCGAGCCCGGCTTCTACCGCGTGATCGGGCAACGGCAGATTTCCCGGATCAAGGACGACTTCATTCGGGACCAGGTCGACCGCTTCCAGCGCTGGGTCTTCCACGAGGTACTGCCCTCGCTGCGGCAGAACGGCCACTACAGCCCGCCCGTCCCCGGCAACTTCCCCGAACCCGTAGTCCTGCCCTGGGACACCGCGGCTGCACACCTGCGCCAGCGATACGGGCTCCCCATCGACGGAGCCATCGAGATGCGCGAACGCCTCACCGACGCAGGAGTCCTCAAGCTCACCGGCACCCCGCGCAAGGAGTACCGCGACCTGTTCTGGCCCGTCGGCCGCCGCTTCGACATCCACATGCACGCCCTGCCGATCCTCGCCGGCCGTGTCGCCCAGGAGCTCTACCGGCTCGCCGAAGCTCAGTCCGGAGTGCAGACGGCTCTCGAGCTGGACGCCATCAGCCGCCGAGCCCTCGAGAGCGGTCACTGACCCGCACGACAAAGGGCCCCGCAACCGCGGGGCCCCGGAGGAGAGAAGGGAGGACCGGATGTCAGTCGTCGGACTCGGCCGGCTTGGTGCGGCGGACCACGATTCGCTTCTTGGGCTTGGGCGGCTCAAGGCCCTTCGCCTTGCAGTAGGCGCGGACGCGCGAGTGGACGTGGCGACGGAGTTCGTCGGTGCGCGTGGTGCCTTCCTCCGCGCACAGCTGGCCGTAGAGCTCCCACATCTCGTCGTCGATGCGGATCATCCGGCCGGGCGTCCCTCTCGTCGTCATGTCGACAGCGTAACCGACTATGCACTGCCTACACACCCCACTGCTCCTGATCGTGTTGCTTATGTATTGCATGTGCCTACACACCCAAGGGTAGACTGGCGGCACGCCAACCGGCCAGAAGAGGGCCGGTTCGAGCCTCCATGAGGGCTGTCCCGAAACCAGTCATGACCAGCACAGACACCCCTCCGAAAGAAGGAATCCGTGAGCCTCGACGCGCAGGACTGGGTGTGGGAGCACTCGGCCTCCAAGGGCACGGCACGCCTGGTGCTCCTTGCGATCGCCGACAAGGCGTCCGGGCCGGACTGCTCGGCGTATGCCGGCACGACCCTGCTCGTGAAGCGCGCGAACGCGGCCCGGTCCTCCGTCGTGGTTGCCGTCGACAAGCTCATCGAGTCGGGCGAGCTGACCGTCATCGAGGGGCGTACTGGTCCGCGCGGTGAGACCTGGTACTGCCTCCCAAAGGCTGTCGGTCACCGCCGAGAAGGGGGTCCGAAATCCGGACCGGTCCGAAATCCGGACCCCTCCGAAAACCGGACCCCCACCGGTCCGGATTCCGGACCCCAGGGGTCCGAAAATCAGACCCCCACCGGTCCGGAATCCGGACCCCAGAACACAACTAAACCCAAGCCACCAGAGAGAACCCATACAGAAGACCGCGCGGGAGAGCCCGCAGCCGGCGACGAAGAGCGCGACTACGCCTGGAAAGCCTTCGGTGACTTCTGGCTCCTCTACCCGCGGCCCATGCAGATCGAGAAGACCAAGCGCGCCTGGCGGATGGCTCTCGATCGCGGCGCGGACCCGGACCACATCGTCAAAAAGGCCCGCGCCTACGCCCAGCACCTCGGCGGCAAGGTCGGCCGCTACACGCCGTACTCCGCCACCTGGCTCGACAACGGCAGCTACGACGACCCGATCGACAACCTGCCGGCCGGAGGTTCCGGCGAGGACTACGAGCCGTACCGCAATCCGACAGATCAATCCGTCTACGACGAGGACTTCTGACATGCAGTACATCCCGCCCAACAGCCTGCGAGGCCACGACCTCGCCCCGCTGCTCGCCGCCCGCGGCCTCGACCAGGACTGGATCCAGCTGCACGACTTCGACCCGCACAGCCCGCAGAACATCGCCCGCTACACCTACACGGAGGTCGCGGCGAAGATCCCGTTCCATTACCGGTCTGCGGTTCCGTCGCTGCCCGAACTGCGCGCCTGGATCGACACGCTGGTCGCCGCGGCGAAGGAGGCGCAGGCCGAGCGGAACTCGCCGATCGCCTCGGTCACGCACGGCCCGTCGCTGCTGCTCCTCGGGGTCACGGGCGTCGGGAAGACGCACGAGGCCTACGGGGCGATGCGGGAGCTGGCCGTGTCCGGCGTGTACACCCAGTGGCAGGTGACCACGGCCGCCGACCTGTACGCGGCCCTGCGGCCCCGTCACGGCGTCGACTCGGAGGCCGAGTTCCGTCGCTACCGGGACGCCCGCCTCCTGCTGGTCGACGACCTGGGCGCGGAGCGGAAGCCCACCGAGTTCACCGAGGAGATCAACTTCCGGTTGATCAACCACCGGTACGAGCACCACCTCCCGACCCTGATGACGTCCAACGTGCGCCCGAGGGATCTCGCTGACCGGCTCGGGGACCGCGTCATCAGCCGGCTCGCCGAGATGTGCCAGCGCGTCCCCATGGAGGGCCACGACCGCCGACGGAGCGCCGCGTGACCATCGAGACCGAGATGTGGGCGCCCGACGAGGCGACCGCAGCCCCGGCCCCCGCCCTGCCCGACCGGCCGCGGGACGTCGAGGCCGAGCGTGTCCTCGTCGCGACCGCGATGCAGCAGCCGAACGTCGTCGACGAGCTCGGCGCCGAAGGGTTCGACCCCGCCGACATCACCACCGACGCCTACAGGTGGACCTGGTGGGCCGTCGAAGAACTCCAAACCCAGTTCAAAGCGGGCGAACTGCGGCACCTCGCCGTGCACCGGCTCCTCGAGACGTGGCACGCCGAAGGCCGCATGGCCACCCGGCCGCCCGCCGTCGAACAGCTCCTCGACCTATACCAGCAGGCCCACCCCGGCGCCGCCGCCTGGTACGCCCGCCGCATCACCAAGAAGGCCGTCGCCGCCCGCGTGGTCGCCCTCGGCTACGACGCCGTCCTCAAGGGCATCTCGCCGGCGTTCGACGAGGACACCGACGTCGCCGCGATCCAGGCCGACCTCGACGGCGTCGTCCGCGCCCCCGACGACGCCGACATGGCCCCGATCGGAGACCTGCTCCTCGACAGCCTGGAGCGGGCCACGACGCCGCCCACGAACGAGCAGCGGATCCCCACCGGGTTCATGGACCTCGACGCGCTCCTGTGCGGCGGCTGGGCGCCCGGCCAGCTCATCGTCGTCGGCGCCCGGCCGGCGATGGGTAAGTCGACCGTGGCCGCGGACTTCGCGCGGGGCGCCGCCATCAAGAACAAGATCCCCACGCTGTTCGAGTCGCTCGAGATGGGCAAGGACGAACTTTCCGACCGGATCCTGTGCGCCGAATCCCGTATCCCGCTCCACCATCTGAAGCAGGGCATCGTCTCCGACGTCGACATGGCCCGCGCCGCCCGGCACGCCCCCGACATCGCCGCCGCACCCTTGTGGATCAACGACGGGGCGCTGCTGTCCCTGCCGATGCTCCGCGGCAGGATCCGCAACCTCGTCCGCACTCAAGGCCTGCGCCTCGTCATCGTCGACTACCTGCAGCTCATGCAGGCGCCGAAGGCCGAGTCGCGGCAGCAGGCCGTCGCCGAAATCTCCCGGAACCTCAAGCTCATCGCGAAGGACTTCGGGATCACCGTCATCGTCCTCTGCCAGCTCAACCGCGGACCCGAGCAGCGGCAGGAGAAGAAGCCGATGGTGTCCGACCTGCGCGAGTCCGGGGCGATCGAGCAGGACGCCGACATCGTCATCCTCCTCCACCGCGAGGACGCCTACGAGAAGGAATCCCCGCGCGCGGGTGAGGCCGACCTCATCGTCGGCAAGCACCGCGGGGGACCCACCGCGACGATCACCGTCGCCGCGCAACTCCACTTCGCTCGCATGATCGACATGGCGCAGACATGACCGAGATACCTGCCGCAGTGCGGCGCTGCATCGAATGCGGCTCAACGAAGTTCTATGCCCGAGAGCGCTGCCAAACCTGCTACTGCCGATACCGCCGACGCCTCAAGCGCTCCGGCGAGTTCAGCCTGATCCTGATCCACGGTGCCCCGCTAGAGCGGCTGCTGTCGCGCACCGAACCGGGGCCCGACGGGTGCCTGCTTTACACCGGCACCCTCAGTAAGCAGGGATACGGGCAAATCTCCGTCAACGGAGCTCGGACGCTGGCCCACCGGGCGATCTACGAACTGACCGTCGGGCCGATACCGGACGGCATGTTCCTCGACCACACCTGCCACAACCGCGACGACTCCTGCATGGGTGGCGACACCTGCCCGCACCGGCGGTGCGTCAACGTTGCTCATCTTGAGCCCGTGACCGGCGCGGAGAACACCCGCCGCGGGAAGGGCTGGGCGACCAACGGAACCAAGACGCACTGCCCGCAGGGCCACCCCTACGACGCCCACAACACCTACGTCTACGACGGCCGGCGTTACTGCCGAGCCTGCAACCGCGCGATCAAAAACCGGGCCAGCAAGGAGGCCTCGTGATGAACCAGCCCACTCCCGAAGACATCGCGGCGATGCGCGCCGACGGCAGCCTCCGCGACTACCTCAAGTACCTCACCAGCCAGGTCCCCCGGCCCGACGCCAAGCCGAAGCCGGCCCTGGTCGCGGTCCCGGACCCGGGCTACCGGATCGCGCACGTCGGCGGTTGGCCGCTCGGCACGGCCGCCTCGGGTCCGACCCCGCCGCCGGACGTCTGCACCTGCGCCCGATGCGGCGGCAACCCCAACACCCCGGCCGTCCACCGGCCTCAGCAGGAAGGAAGCGCCGCATGAGCCGCCGTAAGCCCACCATCCGCGTCCACCACCGTCCCGGCGGCTGGGTGCTGCCCGACTACAGCGACCTGGCGGACTGCACTACCAACTTCCACCGCGAGCAGGACGGCCGGCCGCTGTGCACGGAGACGGCGGTGTGGAAGGTCGTCGAGGACCACGGCATGCACCTGTCCATCGGCTTCTACTGCGACGCCGACCTGCCCGCCGAACACCGGCCGAAGCAGGGCTCCGCCTGATGTCCCGCTGTCTGGCGTGTGGCCGTCTACTGCGCCGCCCGTCGCCTACGGGCTTGGGTCCCGTCTGTGCCCGCCGCCTGATCCCCACCACCCGCCGGCCCGCGGTCGGTGCCGCTGATCCGCCACCCGAGATCCACCCCGACCAGACCGCCCTCGACCTAACCCAGCCCGCTGAGGAGTCCCGATGACCACCACACCCGACCAGCCCACCCTGCGGCTCTTGAGCCTCGGTGCTGGCGTCCAGTCCACCACCCTCGGCCTGCTCGCCAGGGACGGTGTGATCCCGAAGCCGGACGTTGCCGTATACGCGGACACTGGCTGGGAGCCCGCCGCCGTCTACGCCCACCTCGACCGCTTCGACCGCGAAGTCCTCAAGCCCGCCGGCATAAAAGTCCTGCGTGTCTCCTCCGGGAACATCCGCAATGACGCCCTCGACCCCGCGCACAAGTTCGTGTCCATGCCCACTTACACCGTCGGCCCGTGCCAGACCTGCATCCCCCGCGGACACCTCGGAACGGTCTCCCACTTCACCGGCGAGGTGAAGGACGCCGAATACGTCGACTACACCGGGACCTGCCCCAAGTGCACCGGGACCGGCGTCCAGTACGGCATCGGCCGACGCCAGTGCACCAACGAGTACAAGCTCCGCTGCATCAAGCAGGCCGTCCGTCAGCTTCTCGGCTACCCGCACCCCAAGCCCATCCCGCGCGGCGTGTACGCCGAGCAGTACGTCGGGATCAGCCGTGACGAGTTCGACCGGGCCAAGGACTCCGGCCTGCAGTACCTGAAGTCCCTGCACCCGCTGCTCGACCTGGACGGTGCAGCCGACGGGAAGAAGGGCTGGACCCGCTCCGACTGCCGCCGCTACCTGAAGGCCAAGGGCTGGGGCTCCACACCCCGGTCGGCGTGTATCGGCTGCCCGTTCCGTAGCAACGAGGAATGGCGGCAGATGCGCGACGAGCGGCCGGCCGAGTGGGCGGACGCGGTCGCCTTCGACTACGCGCTGCGATCGGTGCCGCGCGAGGACGGCCTTCAGGAGTTCCTGCACAACTCATGTCTGCCGCTGGACAAGGCGCCGATCGACCGGGTTTCCCACGTGGAGTGGAAGAAGCGGCAGACGACGGTCTTCGACCAGATCGCTGACGTGCTGGTGGAGCGTGAGTCGTCTGGCGGCTGCGGCCCCTGGTCATGCCGCTCTGGCCAGCCCGTGAGCGCAGACCACGCCGCCTGAACCGTGCCCGAACGCCGCGACCCCGGCGTGCACCAATCACGCCGGGGTCTGGCCCGACCCTACCCACCCCACCCGGAGGAACCCATGACCACCCAGGCCACCCTGAAGTGGACCGACATCGACCCGAAGGACGCGACCAGCATCGACCTGTCGGAGCGTCTGGACATCACCGCGCCGTTGAACGAGGACGGCGAGCGTTGCCCGTGGCCGTGGGGGCCGCAGCAGCTCGTCGGCGCCCCGCTCGGCCAGTACCGGTGCCCGTACTGCATGGCGATGGTCATGGCAGGGATGCCGCACCTGGACTACGCGCCCGAGGAGCGAACCCTCACCGTCGAGAACTTCGACGAGATCGCCGAATGGTGCGGCGGCCGGCCCGCGCTCAGTGACCGCCGCGTGCTGGTGATCGACCAGATGGGTGAGGTCGGCGAGGCCCGGATCGGGGACGTGATCCACCGCGACGGGTTCGGCGAGTTCACCATCCGCTCTGCCGGGGAGGCCGGTCGTGGCTGACTTCACGACCGAGACGGTGACCCGCACGATCCGCCGCTGGATCGTCCCCGCCGCCGAACCCTGGGGTGCCGCCGCCGCGGAGATCGGTAAGGCGTGGGCGGTCGCCGAACTGGCGTACCGGGAGCACCACGGCCTCGACCGGGAGCAGCCGTTGCGCGACGACGCGCTCCGCTTCCACGTCCGCGACGACCAGGTCGTCATCGAGTTCCAGACCGATGCGACCGCCCCTGCCGGATAGGGACCGGTCGTCCCGCGAAACCCCACTCCGCCGCCCTGCCGTACCGACCACCTGGAGGACACCGTGAGCCGCCTTCTGCTTTGCACCAGGTGCGGCAGTCCGGCCGGAGTCGCCGAGGACTTCACCGGCCACGCCGACTGGGGGCTGGCCGTCATCGACGACGACGGCACCGTCCGTCCCGCCAAGCAGCACGTGGAAATCCACAGGGGCGAGCCCGTCCGTGCCCGTGCCGTGTGCAGCAACGACGAGTGCGGCCACCAGTGGACGCTCCGCCGCCGCTTCGAACCGACCGCCTGACCGTCTTGTGGCTGTCCTGTCCCGGGCAGCCACCGAAAGGAACCGCCATGACCCACCGACCCGATCGGCCCCGCATCACCCCGAACCCGGACGGCGGCTTCATCCTGCACCTGCCGGACGTCACGTACATCGACACGCAGGTGTGGTCGGTGGACGTCGGCCTGACGGACGCCGGGGTGGAGGCGCTGCGCGCGCTGCTCGCCGCCCCGGCTGCCGGGCAGCCGCCCGCCACCAACCAGACCGCCCTGGAGACCGCTACCGCTGTCGCTGCCCGTCTCCGCGCTGAGGGGCATGATGTGCGGGCGCAGGGCGCGGACGACGTCGCCGACATGCTGCGGGCCGGTGAGCGACTGGAGCGCCAGGAGACGCCCGTCGAGCACCGGCCGCCCCGCCACCGCTGGGCTGCCGAGTTCCGTGACCCGATTGCGGACGAGTGGATCCCCGGCACCCGGTTCCTCAACCGGCACCACGCCGTAGAGCGCTACGAGGCGGCCATCGAGCATGCCTCCGCGTGGAAGGACGGCACGCCCGTGGAGCGCCGTCTCGTCCGCGAAACGACCACGTACACCGTCGAAGCCGAGCACACCCCCGCCGTCGAGGCGCGGCAGGGCGACCCCCGTCCGGCCTCTCCGCCCGCGTGAGCCCCACGGGGGCCGCCAGCGCCCGCTGTGGCGCCTCCCGCCCCCTCCGGCGGGTCTCGCGTCACCATGGCCCGCTTCGGAGCCTCACAGAGGCGCACAGCGCCTCGCCCTCGCCCGTAGTCACCCCATCGAAAGGTCAGCGCCATGCCGCAGCGTCGTCCGACCGCCCGTGAGCTCCTCACCGACACGTCCGAACGGATCCTCGCCACCCAATACGCCGGCCAGGTCCGGACCGTCGTCATCGAACGAGCCCTCAGGCACCTCGCCGCCGCCGACGCCCGACGGCGCCGCACCACAGCCCAGCGTGAAGGAGGCAGGCCGTGAGGAACCCCAGCGTCGAAGGCCAGTCCCTCACCCCCGGGCAAGTGGCGGCGCTCCGCTTGGTCGCGGCCGGCTACACCAGCCGCCAGATAGCCACCCGCCTCAGCACGACCGAGCGAGGCATCCACCTGCGGCTGAAGGAGGCCGCGGTGCGCCTCGGCGCCCGCTCCCGCACCCACGCCGTCGTCATCGCTTTGCGGCGTGGCCTCATCGACTTCCCCGACGACCAGCCCGCCAGGAGGGCCGCATGAACGAGCACACCACCCCCAACACCCGGCAGGCACCCGGAAACGCGTCCAGCGGGCCGCAGGAGCGCTTGGAGGACGGCTCCGGGATGCGAGAGACGCCGGAGGGGGAGAACGGCGCTCACGCGGGCGCTGACGGCCTCGGCGACGGACAGGAGCCCCGCGGACCCATCGACTGGGCGCGCCGGCAGCAGGCCGAACGCGAGCAGCAGGGCCCTGTCGACCTGCCGGCCTCCACCGCCCCGGCCGCCGCGAACCACCCTCTCGTCCAGGGCCGCTGCCCCGCCTGCCGAGGCGCGTCCCTCTTCCTCGGCAACGGCGGCTACCTCACCTGCTCACGCCTCAACTGCCCCGACCCCTGCGCCGGCGACAAACTGCTCCACGGCGAGCAGCCGGCGCCCGGCCCGTCAGCGACCCAAGCGACCGAAAACCAAGCCCTGACCAACCGCCTCGTCGCCGCCCTCTACGAGCGGTGGGTGAAAGCCGGGCCCCCGCCGCTCGGAACGCCCATCGCCCGATGGTGGGACAAGCGGCTCGCCGAGCTGCACAACGCCATCCGGCCCTCAACCGACCAGCCCGAGGAGCAGTGACCATGCCCATGTTCCGCAAGAAGCCCGTCCAGATCGAAGCCGTGCAGTGGACCGAGAACATGTCCATGCGGGAGCTGATCGACTTCACGAATGGACTCGTCAAGCTCAACGACGTCGACCGCGACTTCCACGTCTACGACCGACTGCACGACACGTGGGTGAAGTTCGAGTATGGCGACTGGATCATCCGAGGCGTCGCCGGAGAGTTCTACCCGTGCCGAGACGACATCTTCGCCGTCACCTACGAGCCCGTGGCCACCCCGTGCCAGGCGAGCAGCAGCGCCCCTAACGCCCTCGGTAACGAGCGCTGCACGCTGCCCGTCGGCCATGACGGGCGGCACCGGGACGGCACGCTCACCTGGCCCAACCGCGACGCCGGCCCCAGCGTCGCCGAGGCAGCCGCGGACAACGGGCCGCCGTGCATCCCCGACCACAGCGTTCCCGTCTCCTGTCCCGGCTGCGAGTACGACGCGGCCTCGACCACCCCCGAGCAGGACCAGTTGTGACCTGGCTGCGGCAGGAGTCCACCAGCACCTGCGACTCCTGCCGCGCCTACTGGTCGGTCCTGCAAGACCTCGGCGAGGAATGGGACGCCGCCGGCCGGCCCGCCGACCCCGACGGCTGGGGCGTCCTCTTCGCCCGCGGCCTCGCCGCCTACAGCCAGCACCTCACCGACCACCTACCCCGCACGAAGGAGACGCCGTGATCCGTGACCCCGATGCCCTTCGTGTGGTGTGGCTCTTCGGTAAGCCCTACTGGTGGGACCGCGCCTGCGGCAGGCTCACTTTGAAGCCTGCTACCTGGATCAGGGAGCTGTCGTGATCTTCGGCTGTATCGCCCTCGCCGTCAGCGTCAGTGCCCTGATCTACGTCCTGTGGAGCGGGCACGTGACCCGCAGGATGCAGCGGCAGACTGAGATGTACCGGTACCTCACCGCCATCCAAGCCGGCCGTCGGCGACGGTCAGGCCGACAGCCCTGACGGGTGGGGGAGTTGCCCACCCCTGTAACAGAATGATCACCGTGCGTCCGTGGCGGCAGCCCACACGGCAAGCTGCCCACCACGCACCACCACCGATCAACAGGAAACACGCCGTGATCAAACGCATCGCCTGGACCCTCGTCCCCCTCGCCAGCGCCGGCCTCCTCGCCTTTGCCCCCTTCCTCTACCTGAGGCTCACCCGCCGCACCCGCAAAGACAGCGGCCTCCTCGCCGGCAGCATCGCCGCCGTCGCCATCGAAGTCGTGATGCTCGCCCTCGTCGGCAACGACACCATCGAAGGCATCCCCGACTTCTTCGGCGGCGTGTACATCACCGTCCTCGCCGTCGTCGCCGCGATCCTCACCTGGATTGAGATGCGGCCTGGCAAGGAGACTGCGGCGCTTCCCGGCCGCGCCTACCTGTAACCGCGCACGACAGCGCCCCCGCACCTCGGGTCAAGGTGCGGGGGCGCGGCTATGTGGACCTTGGTCCGGTTAGCGGTCGCAGGCGATCCCGTCGCCATCCCGGTCCAGCGCCGACCGGTAACCCGGCTGGCCCCGATACAGCGGAGCAGCATTCGCAGCCTTGGCCGCAGCACAGTTCGGGTAGAACGCCGCCCCGCCACCCGAGACAGAACCCGATCCGTCCGAGTCCGGTTCGCTGTCCTCCGTCACCACCGGGTCCGGGTGCAGCTCAGTGAACTCCTCGCTCGGGCACGCCGTCCCCGGCTCCGTCACCTTCAACGTCACGGTCGCGTTCTTCGGGTACTCCACCCGCTCACCCGCCTCCGGGTCCTGGAAGCACACCTTCCATGAAGCGGGGTCGGCCGGCGGCGTCACGTCCGTGTACGCGCCCTCAGCCGTGATCTCCTTCACGCCCAGCTTTTCGACCTTCACCGACGCCTTGTCGAACGTCAGACCGGCCACATCCGGCATCTCTGGCCACGGGATCGGATCCCCGTCCCGCTTCGGGCACGGCTGGCCCGTGCGCACCACACCGAAGTCGATCGTCTTCGACGTGCCGGTCACCGCCTGGAAGCACACGGTCCAGTTGTCGTCGTCCCACTGCCCGGCGTCCCCATCGGACGCGTCATGCGACACCGCGTTGTAGCCGTCCTCATAGGCCGCGGACTTCGCCACCCGCAGTGTCCGGCCCGTGTAGTCCGGCAGACCCTTCTCGCTCGGCGACGATGACGGGGAGAGGGAGGGTGAGGCGCTCGCAGGCGCCGACGCTGCGGGCCGTGCATCCCCGGCCGGCTTCTGCTCCTCCGGATCCGCCGTCAAGATCAGAATGAACCACAGCAGCGACAGCACCGACGCGACCACCTTCGCCCGCGTCGACCACTTCGTGAACCACGCCAGCAAGATTCCCGTCGGCGGTAACACCACCAGCAACGCAACCACCAGAGCCGGATGCTGCCACCAACGGCGTACAGGTCTCGGCGTAACAGGCGTAGCCCAAGACATCAACGATCCCCCAGGGTTGACGACACAACGACCGCACCCTACTGACCCTGCAGCCCCACCCGAACCGGAAGACACCAAGACCACCCGGACGCGCAGAAGCCCCCCGACTGCACCGATCCCTGTCGCCCAGCCGCTACGCCGAGCAAGAACGTAAAAGCTTTACCAATCCGTTATCAGAAAAATCGAAAAGCCCTGACCTGTAGAAACGAAAAATACCCTGCGATTAAATCGCAGATCCCCGCGACGCCGTCACCGATACCCGCGACCCCATCACGACCAGCATCAATGCAGCGCCCAGTCCTCCCCAAGAGCTCCCAAAACTGGCCTAGTCTCGAAACGTGACCACCAATGCGGACACGACAAAGGGAAGCTCTCGACGGCACCCTCACGAGCCATATGTCGAGAACTCCCCTGCCGTGCCACGGCCACGCGCCCAACCAATTACAACAACCAGAAGGACAGCGAAACCCATGACCACCTCCGAAACTACCCCACCACAATTACCCACCCCACCAACACCAC